AAGGTCACTAAGTTTGGTAAGGATGCAGATACATTCAAGAAAGCGACAGGGAGGGAGTTAGACATTGAATCACCTAAGGACTTAGGTCATCTTCTCTACGATCTGCTCAAATACCCTCCGATCTTGACGGACAAAGGTAACTACTCGGTAGATGAAAAGGCATTAAATAAAATTGACCTACCCTTTGTCAAAGACTTGCTTGCTCTCCGTAAGATGATTAAAGTTAAAGGGACATACTTGGCTCAGTTTAAGAGGTTCTCTTACAACGGGCGAATGAATCCCTCCTACGACTTGACAATCCCTAAATCATATAGAGGATCATCTTCCGATCCTAACTTTCAGAATATACCCAAACGTGATGAGTTCTCAATGATGACTTGTCGCAGGGGGATAATCCCAAGTGCTGGTCATGGTTTGCTATCCTCTGACTTCTCAGGAATCGAAGTCGCAATCAGCGCCTGTTATAATAAAGATCCAGAGTTAATCAAATACATTACAGACCCAACGACTGACATGCACAGGGACGCGGCTGCCGACATCTGGAAGCTACCGCACGAAGAGGTCACTAAGAAGATCAGATACTCGGGGAAGAACGGCTGGGTATTCCCTCAGTTCTACGGTAGCTATTATGGAAACTGCGCCCCTGATCTATGGGAGAATTATCTTGACCTCGAAACTGCTTCCGGCATCACTCTCAAACGACACATGAGCAAGCAGGGTATCAGGACGCTTGACGCATTTGTCGAGCATTGTAAGGGTGTGGAGCAGAAGTTTTGGGGACAGAGGTTCAAAGTATATAAGAAGTGGAAAGACGCAATCAATGAGGAGTACAGGAAGAACGGGTATATCAGTAGCTATCTTGGGTTTCAGTATGTAGGCTACATGACTCGGAATGAATGTACGAATTATCAGACTCAGGGAACAGCATTCCATATGCTCTTGTGGACTCTGATTGAAGTGGAGAAGATAGCGGCAGAAGAAGATTGGGAATCAATGATTATAGGGCAGATACATGATGATATGATCCACGATTATGCAGAAAACGAATTGCCCCACATCGTTGAGACCATTAACTATGTAGGTACAGAACTGATCAGGGAGCAATTCCCCTGGATTACTGTGCCATTAGAAATTGAACATGAGATTTCAGGCATTAATGGCAACTGGGCTGAAATGACTGAATACAAACTGGCAGCTTAGGAGGAAGCATGACTTTAAATGTAGACTATCGACCAATGTCATTTGATGAGTTTATGGGAAACGATGCCTTAGTTGAGAGCCTTCGCTCGGTGCTTGGTAGAGAGAAAGATGTGCCGGGCAGTTATTTTTTCACTGGGCTGCCAGGGGGTGGCAAAACAACACTCGCCTATGTTATCAAAGAGGAACTATCCATCTCTGATTTCGATTTTTATGAATACAATTCGGCAAATACAAGAGGGATTGATACGATCAGAGATATAGGAAAGAATATGAGGACAGCACCTATGAGGGGTGACCGCAAGCTGTACCTTCTCGATGAATGTCACCAGATCACGGGCGCCGCTATCGAAGCACTTTTGAAGATGATTGAGGAGCCCCCAAGTCATGTTGTATTCGTTCTATGTACCTCAGAGCCAGAGAAGATCAAAGGGAACACGCTGAAAGCAATCAGGAGAAGATGCTTTGAGGGTGAAGTTAAGCCTCTCGTTAGAGGTGAGATTATCAACCTCTGCAAAGATGTTCTTGAGGCAGAGGAGATCAACGACTTCCCAGAGGACATCATCCGTAAAATCTCTAAGAGTTGCTGGGGTTCACCAGGTCAAGCCTTATCTCTGCTTGATGCTGTGATCGACATGGGCGATATAGATAAAATGGAAGAGGCAATAGAAAATCTCGTGGTCAGCGAGAAGTCGGTGCTCGAACTGTGTCGGGTGCTGACAGATGAACGATTGTCGGGGCAAAATAAATGGGAACAAATAAGGGTCATGCTTCCTAAGGTGACAGGCGATCCTGAGTCGATCAGATACGCAATCGGTTCCTACATGGAGAAAGTCATTGTAGGTAAGCCGATAAAGCCGGGACTGCTCAATATTGCCTCCCTATTCACCGATTCATTCATGTATACGGGGCGTCTCGGTCTGGTGCTTGCTTGTGCGCTGGCATGCTCTGCTGATACAGAGGATGATATACCGTTTTAGGGAGACTCACGATGGACTTGAACTACAAAGACGATCTGGCAATTGACAAGGATTCACTGGAAGAGTGTCTGGTGGAGCAACCAGAACTGTACGCTAAGTGGTCACAAGTTTGGGCACAAGCGGTGAGGGAGCGTGACGAAGCAAAAGAGGCTCTCAACTTGGTTAAAGCTGAACTGGATATGAAAATCAGAAAGAGTTGGGACATACTGGGGTTCGATAAGAAACCTACCGACATGGCTATCACTACATGGATATGCGCTCAAAAGGATTACCGTGATGCCAATTTTATTCTCATACAGGCAACGTATAATGTGAACGTTTTGGAAGCCGCTAAGTGGGCGTTTCAGCACCGCAAAGATGCCCTCGATAATCTCACCAAGCTATTTCTCTCTAACTATTATGCAGACTCGAAGGCAGTTGGCAAAGAAACCAGAGATATGCTTGATGATATGAGGCAGAAGAAACACGAGGCAGTATTAGACAACAACCCAAGAGCAATCAAACTGAAAAGGAGGAAGCAAGAATGAGTTTCAGGGACAAAACCAAGAAGATGAGGGAAGACCTGCAGAGAAGAACGCAGGAATCCATTGACAGAGGCGAAGATATGCCTGAGTATGGCACCATCTTCATTAAAGACAAAATACCTGCAGGTGTAGGGTTCTGGAAGCCTGAGTTCGGTGACCATTTGATAGACATTATCCCTTTTGTTGCGGGTACACAACATCCTCGGGTGCCTGAGGGTCGTATGGGATTCAATGTCGATGTTTGGATTCATCAGAACATAGGCGCACAGTACGACCAATTCGTATGCCCCCAGCGTATGTTCAAACAGCCCGATCCCATCTGCAACTACATGAGGGGCAAGCGACTGCCTGAGAAAGAGTGGAAGTCACTCGCTCCTAAACGCCGCTGTGTCTATCTTGTCTGGGTTCACGATACTCCGGAAGAAGAGGAAAAGGGCATACAGATATGGGAAGTTGCGTGGTGGAACTTCGAGAAGCACGTGGATGAGATTGCAAAGAATCCGAAGGGTGGAGCACCCGTTCCTTTCTCTGACTACGATCAGGGGAAGTCGATTGCTTTCTCCATCAAGAAGTCAGGCACATTCACAGACGCTTCCGGTAAGGAGCGTGATAGTATGGACTTCGTTGGTCATCGTTTTGTCGATCGGGACGAACCCATACCCGATGAGATTCTTGACCAATCGTTCTCTCTGGATGAAGTCATCACAATTCATCCGGCGTATGAAGCAATGGAGGAAGCGTTTCCTGTCGAAGGCTCACAGCCTGCTAACAACGAAACCGCTCCTGAGACTCATTCTGCTCCTGCTGATAATGATAACGATTCTCAACCTGAGAGGGAAGAGGAAAAAGAAGTCGAGGCACCAAGTGCTGACTTTGAGTGTCCCGGGGGAGGGACGCCGGGTCTTGACATCGAAAAACTACCCGAGTGTGCCAAGTGTAAATACTACGACCCCTGCTCTGATCTTGCAGACGGTGGTGGTACTCCCCCTGCAGAAGAAAAGAAACCAGAGCCTGAGAAAAAGACTCGCAAGAGGATAGTTCGACGGCGCAGATAGAAAGGAGGTGATAACTTTGGGAGAAATGCGAATCATGGGCATTGAAGGTGACAACAAAATGACTTGGGATCCTGAGAATCTTGCAGAGGTCAAGGCTGTCAAGGAACATTTTGAAAACCACGTCAATGCCAAAGATAAGAAAAAACGATTCCTTGCTTTCTATGTCGATAAGGAAGGAGGGAAGGGGAAAAGGATGGATGTCTTTGACCCCAAAGCAGGTATGATTATTCTTGTACCCCCAATCGGTGGAGGCTAAATATGGCTTCTCTCCCAAACTACATTTCGTTGGGTCATGTCTACCAGGGAGTGTTCAAGCAGTTATGCTGTCAGTTTATGGACAATCTGCGTATAGCCAGAGAGTTCGACCGCTGGCGTGACATTTTCAGGATAGATATGACCCGTATGTTCAACGATCAAAAGAGACAATTGGAGTGTCCCACAATGGCAATAACACCTGGAGCAAATT